GTAGGCGCAATAAGCGCACCAAGTATTCTTAACGCTGCGTCTGGAGACTTACTCAGCTGCGAGATGTCCGTATCAATCCTAACGAGTTGGAGCTAACCATGACCGACATGGCACAATGGGAAAAAGAGCAGGAAGCTTTCTTGATCAAAATCGGTCAGGTAAAGCCAGCAGCAGTAAAGCCAGTAACTAAGAAAGAAGAGGAATAATCCGATGGCAGTTTATTTAGCAAATACAGGAGTTCTAACTGTTAATTCGGTTGATCTCTCTACACTAGTCACAAATGTGGTCATTAATCGCTCATTCGATGAACTAGAAATCACCAGTCTTGGGGATACAGGTCACAAATTCGTGAAGGGATTGGAAGCCTCAAGCATTTCAATCGATTTCCTAAACGATTCAGCATCAGCGAAAACACTCCAAACATTGAACACTACTTGGGGTACAAGCGTTACTGTAACTTTCAAGCAGACATCTGCGGCTGTATCTGCTGAAAATCCACTTTACACAATGACTTGCTTGATTAACAACACAACACCTGTGAACGGTGCAGTTGCTGATCTATCAACACAGTCTGTAACATGGAATGTTATGGGCACAATCGCAATCACAACAAGCTGATAATCAACTAACTAAGGGGCAAAGACATGGCAAAGCTAAAGATCGTTCGACAAGATGGAAGCGTTATCGAGGGCGAAATCACACCAGCTGTAGAATATTTTTTCGAACAGCAGACAAAGATGGGATTTCATAAGGCGTTCAGAACTGAAGAGATGCAGAGTCATGTGTACCTTTTGGCTCATGAAGTTATACGCCGTTCGGGTGAAACGGTTAAGCCTTTTGGGATGGAGTTTATCGAGACACTTAAGAGTGTCGAGGTTTTAGACTCTGACCCTTTAGCATAAAGCGAGATTTGCCATTCACTTACCTTATTGCTCGCTTGAGCATCAGGTTGCAAATCCCGCCACAAGCGTTATTAGATTTAGACAAGACCATGTTTGATGCACTTCTGCAAGGTCTCAAGGATGAAGCAAAGGAGATTAAAGATGCCAGTGCAAGTAAAAGGCGTTATTGAACTCCGCAAGGCTCTTAGAAACTATGCGCCGGATCTTGCTAAACAATTAACAGTTGAGATTACTCAGTCGTTAAAAGTTATACAGAAGTCTGCTAGAGGCTTTGTCCCTAGTTCTGCTCCAGGTAATCTTTACAATTGGGATCGACAGCCTTCAGCTGAGCCTAAAGCATTTAACACTTCTGGCAGATTGCGCCCATTCCCTCGATATGATGCCACTGTTATTAAACGCGGCATTGTTTATCGCACGGGTTATGGCAAGCCCAACTCCAAAGGATTTAGATCATTGTTTCGAGTCCGAAATAAATCAGCAGCCGGTGCTATTTATGAAACTGCTGGTCGCAAAAATCCAAATGGCGATCCAGCTAGCAAGTCTAACAATCCTAATGCCGGTGCTCGCTTTGTGCAGCAAGGCCCTTTGTACGGCAGCAAAAAGGCCGGTCAAGATATGCGTGGTCGTGTGATCTATCGTGCATTTGCACAAGATGAAGGCAAGCAAATTAAGGCTATCTTTGATGCCATAGATAAAACAGACAAAGCATTCAAGGCTCGCATGGCATCCGGCAGCGCAAAGGGAGCAGCATGAGCAATATAGTTATTGATATTTTAGCGGAGTTCACTGGAAAAAAAGCCTTCAAGCAAGCTGAGACTTCTACAGATAGATTAAACAAAAGTGCTAAAAGTCTGGGCAAAACTTTAGGCTTAACATTTAGCGGAGCTGCTGTCCTTGCCTATGCCAAGAAATCTATTAAGGCTGCTGCTGAAGATCAAGCAGCTCAAGCATCATTAGCCCAAACCTTAAAAAACCTTGGCTTGGAGACTGGCAACACTGCTGAGGCCGTTAATGGATTCATAAGTAACTTAGAGCGTCAAACAGGAATTCTTGATGACGAACTTCGCCCTGCTATGGACAGGTTGCTTAGAGCAACTGGATCAGTCTCGGAATCACAGAAATTACTAGGGCTTGCTCTAGATATTTCAGCGGGCACAGGTAAAGATTTAACTCAGGTCACACAAGGATTGCAAAAGGCATTCTTAGGGAACTTACAGGGTCTAGGTCGCCTCGGTGTTGGCTTAACTAAAGCAGAACTTAAAACAGGTAACTTTGCAGACATTACACAAAAATTATCAGACCTCTTCGCTGGTCAGGCTGAACGGCAAGCAGACTCTTTTAAGGGATCTATCGACAAGTTAGCAGTTGCAGCCAATAACGCTTCCGAGATTATTGGGACTGGTTTAATCACTGCCCTTCAAGGGTTGGGAGAAGATGAATCAATCAATGATTTAACTACAGACATTGAAGACTTTGCTACTGAAATATCTAAGTCTATTCAAGCTGTAGGTTTATTGCTTGGCCTATTAAAGACAGTGCCTGATCTTCTTGCTAAAACAGGTGGGCCATTGTTTAAGTTACCTAAAGAATTAACTGGTGCAATCTTTGATTTAGAAAAACTATTCAAATTTACAGGCGTAGGGGCTTTAAGTGGAATCTTTGATTTTCTCAACAAAGGCGCAACTGGTGACAACACAGCATCAGGGCTTGCGCACTTAGCAGAATTACAAGCTAAGTACGCTGCTTCAGCTCTTAAAGGTGGCAAAAAACTCACAGCAGAAGAATTGAAGCAACTCAAAGCCAAGCAGTTAAAACTAGCCATTGACAAGGCTAACCTAGCCCTAGGTAAGGGATCTAATGTCTTTGACATGGAGAAGATCCAACTAGCAGCAGCTGAGAAGAATCAGGCTGAGCAACTGGGCAAGGTAACTAGCCAGGCACAACTGCTACAGATCACTAATGATCTTGCTCGCCTAGAAGTTAAGCAATCTATCCTTGCCCTAGAAGAAGCCATAGCCTCTCAGGATGTCGCAGCGATTACTGCTGCAACTAAGAAACTCAATGCAGACTTGATGATAATCGGTGCTCTGACTGGTCAAGAATTAAAGTTAAAAGACATTGAGTCAATCCTTAAAGGCATTCTTCCAAAGGATTTAATTAACCTGGCTAATCTTAATGAAGCTATAAGGTTGTTAGGGTTTATAGGAGGTGGCACAGGTGGCACTGTGACAAAGAACGCTACGCCTATTTTGGGCGATCCTAATGCTAGTCCTAGTGGCATACTTACAAATCAACCAATGACGCCTGCGGAAATAAACGCAGCACTTATAGCAGGCAGCTTCGTCCCTTCAGGTGGCTCAGGCGGAAGTGCTAATGCAGGGTCTTATGCTTCCAGTGGTTTTCCTGGCTCTGATATGGGTTATCCAAGCGGTACAACTAAGATAGAAGTTACTGTCGTTGCTCCACCATTTACAGATCCTAATGCTGTTGCAGAAGCAATCAATGACTTCTTACAGAATGCTAAAGATCGAGGAACGCTGGTCACTAACTAATGACATGGCTTCCAGAATGGCGAGTGACAATAAATGATGATGTCTATACAACTGTCACATCTGTCTCATATGCAACCGGTCGGTTAGATGTCGATAGACAGCCGACTGCTGGTTACTGCCAAGTACAGATAGTTAATACAGATGGCTCACCCTTTACTATCAATGTTACTGAGTCAATAACTTTAGAACTTAAAAACTCCAGCGGTACTTATATCACTGTATTTGGGGGTGAAGTATCAGACTTCTCAATCGGTGTCAGAAGCCCAGAAGAAACTGGCTATATCACCACTGGCACAATTCTTGGCATTGGCTCACTGGCTAAACTTACTAAAGCCATCTATAACACAGCTCTTGCAGAAGCCTTAGATGGTGCACAGATAGCAGCGATCTTAAACAGTGCTTTAACTTATTCATGGGCAGAAGTAACCCCTACGCTTACTTGGGCAACTTATCCACCAACAGTCACATGGGCTACAGCTGAGACTTATGTAGGTGAGGTTGATGCTGGTTTCTATACCATGATTAGCCAGACAGCATCAAAGACCGAGAAGTCAAGTAACTTGGTCGATCAGATTGCTACTTCTGCTCTAGGCCAAATGTATGAGGATCGTAACGGGAATGTCTGTTATGCCGATGCGGATCATCGCAGCGATTACCTAGCAGCTAATGGTTCTAAAGAGTTTAATGGCTTATACGCAACCCCTACTAGCATTCGCTCCACGACTCAGATATCTCGCATTCGTAACTCTCTAATCTATCGCTACAGCACAGGCTATGCATCGACCTATAGTGACTCTGATTCAGCCTCTACAGCCGTTTATGGGCTATATGAGAAGTCTGCCGACTCTAACATCAAGAACCTTGCAGACATCACTGCAATCGCTACCCGCGAACTTGAACTACGAAGTGTGCCTCGGACTCAGTTCGAAGCTGTAACCTTCCGTCTTGATAATCCAGACATGCCAGATGCCATGCGTAACAACTTAATCTCGGTCTTTTTTGGTCTGCCGGTGGTAATAACTAACCTGCCTACTAATATGTTCGATGGTTACTTCTCTGGCTTTGTAGAGAATATAACTATGAGGGCAACTCCTACCTATGTGGATCTAACCCTGTACATATCCCCTACAGACTTCTCTTTAATTGCCCCAACATGGGCAACAGTAAGCCCAAATAACATCATCTGGAGTGGCGTAAATGCTACACTACAGTGGTCTAAAGCGATCGGAGCATTAAACTAATGGCAACAACAACCCCTAATTATGGTTGGGCAGTACCGACCAGTACGGATCTAGTCAAGGATGGCGCAGTAGCCATCGAGACACTAGGCGATTCTATTGACGCATCCCTTGCAGACCTAAAGGGTGGCACGACTGGTCAAGTGCTTTCTAAAGCAACTAACACAGACATGGACTTTACTTGGGTTGCACAAGATGACAGCAATGCTATTCAGAATGCAATCGTGGATGCTAAAGGCGATCTTATTGGAGCAACCGCAGCTGATACACCTGCTCGCTTAGCAGTAGGCACTAATGGTCAAGTCCTAACAGCTGATTCAACTGCTGGAACTGGTTTAGCATGGACTACACTAACATCTGGCGCAACTGTTAAGTCAGTAAGAAAGTCATCAGATCAGACAGTTACTAGCAGCACGACTCTAGTTAATGATTCACAATTAAAGTTTGCAGTAGCAGCTAGTGAGACTTATATTTTCCAAGCATGGCTTTACACTTATGCAGCTGATGGAACTCCAGATATTAAAGTTACCTTTACTGGTCCAGCAGGATCCACAGTCCTTTGGTCATCGAGCCAGGTAATTTTTAACGCTGGAGGTTCAACGACTTTGACAGTAGTAGCACCTGGAGCAACAACAGCCGATCTGTTTGTGGACTCTAACCTTCGCGCCATTCAGTTATATGGAACTATTCTCAACAGCACTACTGCTGGAGATTTACAGTTCCAATGGGCGCAGAATACAAGCAGCGCAAATGGCACTTCAGTTAAAGCAGGATCTTCAATCTTCGGGATAAAGGTGTGATGATGAGTCAAGTAACTACAACTAAGAAAATTAACATCGACCAATTAGGTCATGAGTCCGGTATCGACATGAACATCATCTCTGAGCCAACAGGCGAGACAATCATCAACTCATCTGTTGCTCAATCAGTATTAGAAGGCTTTGTCAATGCTCACACAGCAGATGACAAGTGGGTTAATCCAACTCCTAAGCATGAAGTTACTGTCGTTGAGAAGTTAGCAAGCGTAGGCTTATCTGTCGCTGACTTAAAGGCTGCACTTGGACTGTGAAGCACCAACTAAGTAAAGCTCTCATACAACTTAGGACTCAAGTAGATGATTGCTTCCCAGATCGTGATAGGCGTAGCGATGGCACCACGGGGGATCCTCGTCATGCTGTCCGTAAGTCGGATCATAATCCTGATGCACAAGGCTGGGTACGGGCTTGGGACTGCGACGCTGATCTACACAAAGGCGGGAAGCCAGATGTCATGTCCGATCTTGTTGATCAGATTCGACTCTTATGCAAGTCTGGCGTTGAGAAGCGCATTTCCTACATTATTTACGACTCAAGAATCTACTCCAGCATCCTTAACTGGAAGCCAAGAAAATACACAGGGGCTAACAAGC